ACAATCAAGACACACGTTTTTAGTGCGATGCGGTTCATCCTTATCAACTACCGTTGAATACTTAGTCCACACTTTGGTTTGATTTTTACCGAAGAATGTAGGGATAATACGCTCCCTACACTCATCACACCTAATAGGTTTATTAACCATTGACAATTTCTAAAGTTTTGATTTTATTAATGTCATAGTTAAGGTCGGTGGCAGTATAAAGACCCGTAGCTAGAGCCTCTTTTACTGTTTTACCGCTAACGGCTTTAACTCTAGCGTTATTGTCGTCACTGGTTACTTTTTTACCTGTTGCTTTTAATTTAGCGTCAGGGTGAAATTTACCAAACTTAACGTTGCTGTTAAGTTTAGCCTGTTTTACCTGCGTTTTCACTGACGCAAGTTTTTTCTTAGCTGTAGCTTTTGTCATAGTAATAGCCCTCCTGGACTGTTATATTAAGTTACAAGGTAAGTATAGGTAAGATCAAAAGTAAAGTAAAGCATACTCAAAAAAGAATTTAAGTGCTCGATGTGGTAGTAAATGCTTAGTATATAGGAGGACACCTGTAATGCGGACACCCACTACCTTTCTACCAATCCCTCACCGAGCGAAGGGATAAAATTAACCCGCATACAGATGCCAATTAATTTATGTAGTTTTCAATAAAACTTTCATTGTCTTTCAGTTTATCTAGTATGCTTTTATCATAACTAGTTTCACCTAAACAACAAATAACTCGTGTGTCTAAAACTTTAAAACCTAAATTCATAAGTCTTGCTGCTTCAGACTCCATCTCCCTATCTGTGCATTTATCTACTATACTCATTTGGGATTTAATATATTTTACCCAGCAGTCCCAATCATGATTAGTTTCTGGGTCTTTAATGCGTATAGCCATAACGCTGATATATTCTTTATCTTCATTATCTTTAATATCCATATTACTCCTTATATAAAATACTGAGTGTCCTAGATTAGCCCGTTATTATGAGTAGAGGACTGTTATAGCCTCTTCTACGGAACTAGCTTGAGCGTCACACACATCTAGGTCGATTTCGCCGTCACTCAGTAAACAGCTATTATTGGAAACACTAGTTCCCTAAAATCTGGGTTTAAACATTGCAGTTAATGTTTCGTAAGCTTCATCACTCACGTTTCGTAAATGCGGTAGTTTTTTACTACTGTTAATACTTTCATTAACTCGTTTACCACACTTATTACATTCTAATACGCTGTTAAGTGTGCCGTGTTTATTAATGCCGTAGCTATTAGCCCAGTCGTGATTACATTCTACTGTCATTACGTCTCTCCGCTGATAACTCCATTAACTGTATATGGTTATTAACCACCATATCAATTATATTTAAAGCCATGTATGTAGATAAGCCTTCTTTAGCGTTATCTTCATTATCTAAATTTTTATTAACAACCTTTTTTATTAAATTAAAACTGTTAATAATATCTTCTCTAAGTTCTGTATCCATATTTTTACTCCTATAATATATGGCGGTGGTCACGAGAGTAAGGTCGCTGGTTTGTATACCCTTTGACTAGTCTACCTAACAGTGACCACCTAAGTTATAAGCAATCTAGTCTCGCCACGCATCGTATTTTAACTAGTATCTTAGCCTACCCTTATTTGACTGATCAACCGCCTGCTTTGTAGGTAGCTTATAACCTAAAATTAATATAGCTACGATCCGTTTGAAGGTAAAGGATAATCAAAATCTTTTATTTCTATGTGATAATGATCTATTTGTCTGGCTAATAACGTTTCCTCAGGTACGTGTGTGCTGCTATAAGCATGGTTAGTATGTGATTCTTGTAGTGTAAACTTTTTACTTATACCTTCATACTCACCAGCGTTAGCTTTACGTATTGCGTGTTCAGGGCTTTTAGCCGTTACGGGATATAGATCTATTTCTATATGTGCTAATGGTATATAGTATGTCTTCAGTTCAGGGTTATCACTTACGAGTGTAAGTATGGGTTTTTTAGTCATTTTTTACTCCTTATAACTTTATATAGTATTTAAACTTACATCTTTAACATAGTAAAGTTTAATCGTAAGCTCCTAGTAACCAGAATACTAATAGATATCTGTCACCTTTACCAACCTTTAGTCCACGGTGCATGTGTGTAAAACTAGGGAAAAATAAAGCATGTCCTCTAGGTAATGGCGGTACAATGCCTCTACCGTGAAACTCAGTACCTCCGCCTTCATAGTCACCAGTATTTAAAGGCACTACTAAAGATATATCAGCACTAGCGTCATGATGCCACTCACCCTGCTCTCTTTTAGCTAGATTATAGTTAGCTAGTTGTATTGAATTATATTTAAGGCTGTAACGTTGCCACACTGCAGTAAATAAAGGGTTCATATGGTTAAGGGCTACGCTATGTAAGTTAGAGGCTAATTGTGGAATGTTGTCTTGCAGAGTTATTTCAGGTATCTGTCGTAACTCGTCCTCGTCATCATTTTCTTTAAACCCTAAATACAGCTCCATGTTTTTTATTTCATCAAGCATCATATCACAAAAATCTTCCGTAAATAAAGGCACGGAGTAAACGTCAGGTAGTTCTTCTTTTATATATTCTTGTAATGGTATCTCTAGTTTTTGAGTACCGTCGCCTGAGTGAAATTTTATAATATCGGGTTCGGCGTCCTGTATCATAGCTAAAGTAGTTTTATCAATCATCCAGTCTGATTGTATAGCTAACATAGTATTTTTTATTCTATACGGTTTTGACCTATCCATCTGTACCTCCTCAATGTACTATTGGTTGTTGTGTAGTTTCGTTAAATTCTCCAATTATTTCTATCTTTATTTTTTTATCAATTGATATTGCTGTACTGCTTAATAAATCAGCTTCATGTTTAGCTTCGTTGTAATCAAACGCAAAAATAAATGGTCCGTCAAAAGTTTTTTCTTGACCGTTTTCATCAGTGATAGTGAATGCAGTGATCCACACTCGTATGTCTTTAACTTTCATTTATTTTTTAAACCACTGATCTTTGGTTCTTTTTTCCTTTTAGAACCAAATATTTTTTCCCAAGCCTCATCATATTTATTTTTATTTTCTGGGCGTCTTTTACTTCCTTTACTCATCTATTTCTGCGTCGCCCTCTATAATTTTACCTGCTGGTAATATGCCTCCCGTGTCATAGTAAAGTTGTTTCATACGTTCTAATACTTCTTCTTTTGACATAGTCTCTACTTTATTAACTATCAACTCACTACGATTAATATATAGTCCTGCTGCTTTACCCCTAGCCACTTCCGCAGTTACCGCAGCAGACCATGCTCCATTACGCATAGCTCCTTCACGTATATCTTTTAAATCAGTAAGGTGAGTAGATAAATCTAAACTTACTTTTTTAGCAGCACGTTCCTGTAAAGCATGTATTCTTTGCTTTACTAATGGGTTAGCGTCAGAATCAAGCACATAACCAGCACGTTTAGCATTCTTTTCGCTATACCCTGCGTCAAGTGCAGCGTCTTTTTTGCTCATGCCTTTAGCTACGTTCTGAGCGTATTTTTCTTGCTTGGGCGATAATTTCTTTTTTGCTTTCATAATATTTTGCAGAGTACTCCTTAATTTTATCTTTATTCTTGTGATAATAATCTCTATGTCTTTTTCTGTATTTTTCAGGATCAGCTTTGTATCTAGCTTTTTGTTTTGCACTTATCTTTTCTTTATTTTTTTGCTGATATTTTCTGTTTTTTATAGCCCTTATTGCCTTATCTTCTTCAGTTAAACTAGCTTCACGTTTTTTAGTTTGTTCAGACGCATAACTTTTTTCATGGTGTTTATTATATTCTTCTTGAAATATCATTAAGCCGTCAATAACTACCCTAGCTTCATATTCATTTCTATCTAATACATATTTTTCATGGTTAGCCTCCGCTATAGCAAATATATCTGGGTCAACGGGATAATCGTCAACTGAGAATCTACCGTCACCTATAATATAACTTTCTTCTTTACGTATAGAACTTTGGCTAACCATACTACGAGGTCCACTATTTTCACCAAACTCAGAATAAACGTTTCTGTAAAGCTCCATATTTCTTAACGTCATAGCTTTTTTTAAGCATTTATCAGAACAATATTTACGTGCTTTACTAGCCACAGGTTTTTTACACTTTGGGTTAGCACAGCGTAAATATGATACTACTTCGTTCTCCATAATCTTAATATTTTTCTACCTTCGTGGTACACGCTACGGGTCACAAATGTTTTATCATTACGTTTACCGTATATACTAGCAGCACCACGCACTCTTTTTAATTCATCTGGTTCTTGACTTTCAAAATCCATATGATCACCTATATTTAGTTTATAAAAATAATAAACTTGAGGTGCAGTTTCTGACCTAGTAGGTATAGGTATTTGAGTGTCATTTTCCATTTACGAGTATATGTCCTCCTTTCCAGAAATAACCGTTAATATCACTAGTGTGTGGTCTTGTAAACACGTATATAGTTTCAGGGTTAAACCTGTCATCTATACTCATACACGCTGACTCCACAGAAGCTTCATCATAACATATAACTTCACTTCTATTATCTAGTGAGGTAGTGCCGTAGCTAACTACCCATATTGTTTCTTGATTTTCCATATATAAACCTCTTATAAATATATTACCTATATATTACCTACTGAATATAAATCAGTAAAGGATAATCTTATGTTATTTTTAAAGGTTTTTAAGCGTATGAATTTTAAAGTAAGGCGTATATACCTTATTTATTAATCATACGCTTAAAACGGCTTATATTAACCCTTAACCTTAGATGTTTTAGTAATATACCCTAGCTTAATATCGTATTTAATATCGTTAAGGTTGAGTATGCCCTTGTCTAAAACTTCTTGTATAGTAGGTTTGCCCTCATACTTTTTAAGTCTATCTTTATTGCTTTGACTCATAGGCATTTTATCAGTCCTAGTAAGTATTTGACTAGTGTCGTAAGGATCACGACCACGGACAGTCTTACAATAATTGTTAGGTTTAGGTATATCTATTTTAGGCACTTGCCTGTATTTATTTGACATGTCTTCCTCCTCCATATCTACTGCTTTTTTCATAAGTACACTGTATAAACTTTTTTGACCACTTTTCATAGTTTCAAAAGTTTTCTTTTTACCAGTATGCACTTCATACCATCGCTCTGCTTGTTTTATAGGTAAAGCTGGTGCCATAATATCTGGGTCACCTATAGCTATACCACCGCCTTTAACTTTGTGCATTTCTTTCATATCAAACTTCACCACCCGACTAGGAAAGTCGGGTAGGAAGTAAACAAAAGTGACACTAGTAGACACTATGCAGCCCTCGCATATTCTATAGCTGTAGTCATAGCTCTAGTTTTTAAACTAGCCCTAGCCCCAAACCAAGCGTTATGCATTGCTGCGTCACGGTCGTGTCCCCATTTATGGTCAACGACAAACGTTACAGCATTCATAGCACCCCACCAAGTACCAGCACTACTTTTTAAGTTAGCTCCTGGTTGTTGTTCGAGTGCTTCATATACCTTACTAGGAGCACGTTGAAACTCATCTAACATAGTAGCACGGGCTAGGTATGTTTTTTCAGTTTTACTTTGCTCTAGTAGTCTTTGTTGCATAGCTAGTTTAGGTTGCATTAAATCAGCAATATAAGAAACTACAGTATCTTTATTATACTTTTTAGTGCATAAAAACTCTGCTGCTTCTTTGTATTCTTTCATACGGTTACTAGCTAAACCTAACGCATCTTCTGCGGTAGCTATAAGGTCTGCATCAAACGCCCTAGTATGTGGCATTTTAAAGTGTGGCTGAGTTTTATCAGCTAACGCCATGCTTAACGTATTGTTGCATACTACTCTTATAGGCGTAAACCTAATTTCGTTAGATTTACCCCACTCGTGACTAACAGACACAAGTAAGTTGCCTAATACCCTATCGTCTCCTGGTAGCGTAAAGCTTTCATCAACTTTAGCTAACCCCCATATTTGACGACCGTCTTTCAAAGATCCTGCAGTTTCCATAGTCATTTTACCAGCGTCGGTAAACTTCTTAAAAAACGTGAAAGCGTCTTCGTTTTGGGTTGGTATAAACTTTGGTCCACATGGTCCAAAGATGGTGTTATCACTGTCTCTTACGAGTAGTGAGTGGTTAGGTGCCATAATTAAGTCCTTCGACTTATCTGGGTCAGCGTCATCATAAGTAAATATTTCACGCTTACTAACTGTCCAATCAAGTCCAGCTTCATCTAACATTTCTTTAGGAGTTAAGCTGTTATCAACTTTAACGCCTAGCCCATGCCAAGGAACTTCCCCTGCATAAGCCATGGTTTCTACGGCTGCTGCCATAATTTACCTCCTTAAAGGTTGTTATGTTAGCCGTCATTAGCTAACTACCCTTACTATAGTTTAGGTCACTAGTGATTAAAAGGATATTCTAAAAGATAATTAACTAACGTCTGAAGAGTCGTATTTACCTTTTATAAGGCGTATATCTTGACTATTGAGCCAAGCTCTTAACATATTACTTCTTTCTTTAGTTGTGAGACCTGTTGTGTCTATTTCTGCTTTCTTATCTGTGTAAGTTTTATACCCTGTGTAATAATCTCCCTTACCCAATTGAGAAAATCTAACAATTTGCCATACACGTTGTTTGGTGATTTTGTACTTGATGCCTATCTCTTCTAAAGTCATGTCATCTTTCCAATAGTGTGTGTACACTTTATTATATAGATCTTCTTTCTCTGTGCGTTTACTCATTAAAATACTCCTTGTAATGAATTGTTGCTTCTCCCCAGTTTTTACCTATTTCAGCATCAACTTTATTGGGAACACGTAAAGGTGTGCATTCTGACATAATTTTCATAATAAGTTCACATTGGTCAGGGTCGGTAACCGATATATCTAGCTCATCGTGTACTTGAGTATGGGGTAGTATGCCTTCGTTATATAGTTCAACCATAGCTTGCTTAGTCATGTCTGCAGCTGAGCCTTGTATAAGTCTATTCATAGCTTTATAGGTATATGCCCTTTTAACCTGACTACCGTATTCGGTGACGGCTTTCTCATAAGGGTATGGTGTCTTTCGATCATTCATAGGCTCGTATAAATTAAATCTGCATTTACGACCAGCTATAGTAGTGATGTATCCACGATTAGCTCCTATCCTAGCACATTGATCTCGTAAACCTTTAATAAATGGTACTCTTTTATGGTATGTATCAAATAGTATTTCTGCTTCTTGCATAGATAAATCTAGTTGTTTAACTAATTTTTCTTTGCCCATACCATAACTTAATCCTAAGTTTATGATCTTAGCTTCTTTACGGCTTATGTTAGCCATATCTGCTACCACCTGATGAAAATCTGC